CGAACGCAGATTTTTTGGCGAGTTTTTGAGCAGGGTGCAACGATGTTGGGCACTTTTTGGCTTGTTTTGTAGGCTTTTGTGCGCGATGCGTAATCTTTTGGCAGGCATGTCTTTTGGCATGAGACTTTAGGTTCATTTTTTTGAGTGCTGAGATGGGAAAACGAGGCCCTAAAAAGGCTCCAACTAGCGTGAAGATTGCGATGGGCACGCACCGCGCCGATCGCGACGGCGACCCGGATCGTGAGCCGCAATCTCCAGTCATTGTGGACTGTCCGCCGCCGCCAGAGTCGCTGGGGGAGGCCGGGCGCGATTGTTGGCTTATGGAGCTGCCTAAGATTATTGCCGCCGGATATTTCACGCAGTTGGATACGCGATCCTTTGAGCGATTCTGCCGGGCGCATGACGAGGTGGCGAAGTGTGATGCGGTGCTGTTGGAGGAAGGCGAGCACGCGAACACGGAGAGCGGCTATATCTGCCAACATCCGGCAGTCAATCAGCGTTTTAAGTGGCTCGACATCATTCGGCGATATGAGTCCGATTTCTGGATGAATCCCACGGCGCGGGCAGGCAAGCAGTTGGCGAACGCTCGAAAGTCTACAGTTCCCAAGCGTAGCAGGGCATGAAGGTCGACAAGGCAACAAAACGATGGATTCGCAACGCCTCCGATGAGCGCGCCGTCGCTAACGGCTGCCGATTCGACGAGCGGCGCGGGCAGTTCGTCGTTGATTGGATCGAGCGGTGCTGCAAGCTCTATGAGGGCGAGTGGGCTGGTCAGCCGATGCTTGTGATGGATTGGGCATACGAAGCCACAATGAGGCTATTCGGTTGGGCGAAACATAGCGCGCGATGGGGTCGTGAGATTCGCCGGTTCCGCAAGGGTAGTTTCTGGGTGCCAAAGAAGTCAAAGAAATCGCCAACACTTGCCGCCTGGGGCGTGTACCTCACTGTGGGCGATGGCGAAATGGGGCAGAAGGTCTATTTCGGTGCTAAAGACGGCGCGCAGGCAAGAGAGATTGCCGGCAAGCATGCGGTCGAGATGGTTCTATCGTCGGACGAGCTTTCGGCGGAGTGCTCCATCAACAAGAGCTTAATGCAGATTACGCACGAGGAAACTCGTTCAATCCTCAAACCGATTTCATCCGGTGACAGCAAGGCACAGAAGGCGAAGGAAGGGCTAAACGGTTCGATCCTAATTGACGAAACGCACGTGGTAGATGAGGCGTTCATGGGGCGAATTTCCCGCGCTGGAATTTCCCGCAGCGAGCCGCTGATTATCGAAGTATCAACGGCCGGCGATGACCCGGAAGGCTACGGAAAAAAGAGCTACGATCATGGCAAGCTAGTTGAGTCCGGCGACGTGATCGACGAGTCGCTACTGTTCATCTCGTGGGAAGCTCCGCAGGATTTGACCGATGCGGCGCTGGCAGCCGACCCGGTGAAGTATGGCAAGATGGCAAACCCGGCATGGGGTCACACGGTCGGCGAAGAGGAATTCCTGGCGGACTACAACAATAGCCGCAACTCAATCACTGAGTTTGCTCGGTTCAAGATGTACCGATTGAACATCTGGCAGCAGAGCGCCAACCCGTGGCTAAAGACCGGCGACTGGCAGGAGTGCAAGCAGGACTATACCGAAGCGGATTTGCATGGGCGCACCTGCTATGCGGGGCTGGACTTGGCGAAAACACGCGACACAACGGCAATCACGCTCGTCTTTCCCGAGGATGACCAGCACTTTAAGCAGCTCGCCTACTACTGGCTGCCGCGAGATCGTGCGGCAGAACTGCGAGACAAGGTGCGTTATTTGCAATGGGCGAACGATCCACGATGCCGGCTGACGCTGACGGACGGGAACCAGACGGACTATGGATTTGTCCGTAAGAAAATCAACGAACTTCGGGAGTTATTCGACCTGCGGGTAGTCGCTTTCGACGGAACTTATGCCGCGCAGATGATGCAACGGCTACGCGAAGACGACGGCATGCGCGATGAGGAACAACTTGAGTTTCCGCAATCCATGATGGGATTTACCGCCGCGACCGTGGCTTACGAAAACGCTGTGATCGAAGGTCGCATGCACCACAGCGGCGACCCTCTTTTGTCCTGGCAAGCCGGCAATGTGAAGGTAAAGAGCGACGCGAATGAGAATATCCGCCCGGTGAAGCAGAAACATGGCGACTTCCGCACGATTGATGGCGTTGTGGCCGGAATCATGGGGCTGGGCGCGGCGATGCAGGACGAGGGCGGAGTTTCAATCTACGAGACCGAAGGATTGTATGGCTGAACCACTAATTGCAATCCTGGCTCTCTTGCTGCTGACGTTCGGCTCCTGGCTGGCATGGTCGCCGCTGGGGTTGATTGTTCCCGGTGTGTTGCTGCTTGCGGGTGTGATTTGTAGGCGTATTTTGTCGGCTCCCAAGGCTGAGCGAACTGAGGAGACGTAATGGGCGCACTGGCGTTAATTGGATCGGCGGCGACTAAGTTCACTGAGGCGGTATTGCCACCGATGCGCAATATGTCGACGACTCCGAACACGTCGCTATTCGACGCGGACGACGGCTATGGTCGGCGCACGGCTGGGCAGAGCGTCAACGGTTATTCCGCGTTGACGCTTTCGGCGTGCTGGCAGGCGACCTACTTCATTTCCGCCACGTTTGGGGCGATGCCGTGCAAGGCTTATCGCAAGGTGGACGACGGGCGCGAGGAGGTGCCGACGCATCCGGTCAATAAGATCGTTTCGCGCGAGCCCAACCCGGAGATGGATTCGTTCATCTTCTGGGAAATGATGACCCAATGGTGGGTGAACTACGGCAACGCCTTCGCTGAAAAGCAGGTGCTAGACGCCAGCGGCAAGCTCTATGCGCTCTGGCCGATCCATCCAACGCGCATGAAGCCCGAGAAGGTTGGCAATGTGCTGACCGGCAATTGGATCGTGCGCAATGACGACGGCTCGTTGGGCGTTCTGCTCAAGGAAGAGGTGTTTAATATCGTCGGGCCGCTCTCCGACGACGGGATGATTGGCAAGGGATTGCTGCAATATGCCGCCAAGGCACTGGGCGTGGGGCTGGCAGAGCAGGACTATCAGGGCGAGTTCTACGCCAAGGGCGGCAAGCCATCGGGCATCTTGGAGCATCCCGGAAAACTTTCGCCTGAAGCGCGTGACAGGCTGCGTCGGGAATGGCGCACGATCCACAGCGGGTCTAACGAAGCCGCGATTTTGTGGGAAGGTTTGAAGTTTTCTCCGCTCTCGGTGGACCCGGAGCACGCTGAATTGTTGGAGTCTCGCACGTTCTCCGTGCAGGAGGTCGCGCGGTTCTACGACCTACCGCCGCATGTGCTCTACGAGCTATCGCGCGGCACGTTCTCGAACGTCGAGGAAATGAACCGCTTCCTTGTGTCGCATAGCCTTGGCAAGCGGATCGTGCGTGTGGAGAAGGCTTGCAACCGGCAATTGTTCACAGAAGCGGACAAAAGCCGCGATTTGTACGTGAAATTCAGCCCCGAATCACTGCTCCGCGGCAACCGCAAAGAGCAAGCCGAGATTGCACAGATTGAGATGAATTTCGGCGGCACAAGTCAGGACGAATATCGGGCGCTGACTGACCGCAACAAGTTGCCCGAGGGGCAGGGCGAAAAGTATTGGATGCGTCGCGACATGGCTCCGGTTGATTTGGTGCTCAAGAGTGCCGAGCAAGACCCGGCGCAGACGACGCCGATCCCCGATACGCCGCCGACACCACCGACGCCGCCGGTTCCCGACACGTCGAACGTGCGCAATCACGAACTGCGTATCAAGTGCCTGCGGTTGCTCCGTCAGTTGAAGGACCAGCGCGGCGAGCAGTCTGAACAACTTGCCGCAATGACCGCGAAGATTGAGACGCTTTCGGCACAAAAAGAGGCGGACGATAAGGCAGCAATCGCGGTTCTCGACAAATGCGAGCAGCTAAAGGCGCAACTTGCCGACGAGCAGGCTAGCCACGCGAAGCTGCTTGCCGCCGCCAATGCCATTGGTGCCGAGCGGTTGAGCGAGATCGAGCTGCAAGCCGCTAATATGCTGGCCCTGCGCCGCGAGTTCGAGGCGCTGCAACAATCCCTGGATGCTGAAAAGTCGGCGCAAAACGCTCTGGAAGTCGAGAAATCTACCCTGAAATGCACGATTGACGCTCTGGCGGCGGAAAAGACGGCGCTGCTGGATGAGAAACAGAAGGCGCTGACCGAAGTTGTGAATCTTCGGGCGCAGGTCGAGACGGCAAACGGTTTGGCGAATGCCGGTGTTGACCAACTGGAAGAGATGACGGCACAGCTTGCCGCCGGGACGACGGCGCGCGACGACGCCACCGCGCTTGCCGACGAACGCGCCAAGCAGCTTGATATTGCCACCGCGCACTTCGATTCAGTGGTGAATGAGCGAAACGACTTGAAAAAAGCCCTCGAAACCGCCAATTCCGAGCTTTCCAGCGCCAAATCGACCATTTCCACCCTCGAATCCGAGAAATCCGCCGCTGAACTGGAAGCGCGACGCCTGACCGACATCATGCACCAGCGCGACCTGGATCACGAGCAAGCCTTCGGCAAGATGAGCACCCGCGCCGACGATCTGAAGGCGCGATTGGAGTCCACCACGCTCGACCTGGGCACTGCTCGCGCCGAGTCCGAGACGTTCAAGATTCGCGTGGAATCGCTCACCAAGGTGAGCACTGACCAAGCCGAAAAGCTCGCCGAAGCGAATAAACGGGCGGAATCGGCTGAAAATCAGGCAAAAGAGGCTCAAAAGGCGTCGGAACAGGCGAAAAACGACGCCGAAGCGACCCTAGAGCAAGCCCGCGTTGTCCTAACTGGCACGGTGCGCGACTTGTTGGATCAATCGCTCACCGCACTTATCGCCGAGGAGCATCACAATGTACGCACCGCCGCGCGAAAAGCTGACCAGTTCAAGGAAATCATCAACGGCGAATACCACCACTTCCAAGGCAGGCTCACCGCGCTATTGGCACGAGCCGCAAGCGCACTTGAATCGGTGGGCTCCCCAAGAGTCGATACCGCCAAAATCGCTCACGATTACGTCGCAGAGAGCCGTTTGAGGCTCAATAACGTGTACCACAAGGGACCGAAAGACAATCTCCGCTCGCTGGTGCCTGACGAGACCAAAACTTGGGAAGGGCGCAAGCAGGCTTTGCTGGATTGGATCAACTAACGAAAGGGGCAAAACGCCATGAAAAGCGAACAGTGCTGGGATGTGCGGGCGCAAGGGAAGGAAGCCGAGGTTGATATCTTCGGAGTCGTCGGCGATCCCGGCTTTATGGGCGAGTCGAACACCGCTGCAGACTTTATTCGCGCCGTGCGCGGGCTTGGAAAGAGCATCAATCGGCTCAACATCAACATCCATTCTGAAGGCGGTTCCGTTTTCGACGGCTTGGCGATGTACCGCACCTTGCGTGACTGGCAGGGCGAGAAGCTGGCTAAGGTTCCGTCGCTTGCCGCCTCGATTGCAACCGTGATCCCGCTGGCTGCCGATTCGGTGGAGGTCGGGCCTGAAACGTCGTGGATGATCCATAACCCCAGCATCATGGCGTGGGGCGGCGAAAAGGACTTGGAGAACGCGCTTGTGCAGCTCCGTAACGCCAAGAAGAACATCTTGGACATTTACGCACGGCGCACGGGCGGCGATCGTGAGCACCTTTCCGAGATGATGGACGCCGAAACGTGGTATCTCGGCGACGAAATCAAGGCGGCTGGATTCGCGGACACGGTGAAAAAGGACCAGGCGAAGAAGCGGATGGCGGCGCAGCTTTCGCCGGAACTGGTCGCGCAGTGGCGGCACGCTCCAAAGTCGCTGCTCAAGCCGAAGCCATCGAACCTCAACCCGGAACTTGCCGAGCGGCTGAAGAAGCTGAAGGAGGCAGTGTGAGTACCTGCAAGACGTGTAAGCACTGGAACTGCGGCGACTCCGGCGATGGCGATCACCAAATATGCCTTTTTGGTGTTAGAGAACCGTCACGAAGTATGCAAGTCTGGAAAATGCCAAACAACGCCGTTGGTCATGAGGATGACTATTTTGGCGGATGGGATCCAATTGAGACCGGGCCTGACTTCGGCTGTATCCACTGGGAGAAAAAGGATGAATGAGCGTCGCATCGGAATTATCGAGTTTCCGTTTGACCTGATAGCCACGGCGCTCCAGTTGCCCGCCGGCATCAAGGTCACTTCGGCCAACCTGCCATTCGAACGCGAGGTGCTACAGTTGAAAGTCGAAGGTGACGGATTGCCAGAGAAGTGCATCGTTTGTGAGGGATACACGGCGACCGTTATCAGGCCGTGGTATCGCGAAACACACCTGCTCGGCGGCTCAATCATCGTCCAGTTCGAAAGGCTGACGTAATGGACCTTCCAGGCGACCACTTCGACTACGACAACGCGAAGTTCTCCATCGCGATCCTGGTGAAGCACTACAACCGCTCGATTCTGGAAGCTATCGACCTGGATCGGCAAATCGACGCGCTCAAGGTGGAGATAAAGCGGGGAGAGGCGGCGCAGGATGATTTGCTGTCGTCGATTCGCAAGCTGGGATTTGAGCCCGAGCCGGCGGACGGCGGGTTGATTCATACGTGCAAGGAGACGGTCGATGCAGAGCGGTGACGCTTGCCCGAATCCGAAGTGCAAGGGACGGCTGCGGGTTCGCACCAGCGAGCCAGTGGGCGAATCCTATGTGCAGCGGCTGGAGTGCAACGCCTGCGGCGAGAAGCACGGCAAGGTGGTTGTGCCGGCGGCGCGGGTGTGGCAGCGGAGGGCTTAGCGTTTACTTTTCAACTCAAGGCCGAGGTAGGCAGCTATTTTTGATGCGCGTTGAATCCCCATGTCTTTGCCGTTCAGGAATCGGCTAATTGTCGTGTGCGGAACGCCGGTAAGTCGGCCGAGTTTGTTGCACGAAAGCCCACTTGCGCGAATCGCCTTCCTCAGTTTGTCCGCCATGCTCTTGCACATTCTTTAGCATAGTACACGAAATCGAGGCTGGTGCAAATTTGCACTGTTGACCTAATTCGTCTCGGCGGTAAAGAGGTCGGAATTCCTTGGGTCCGAAGTCGAATCACTGCGCCAGCGAGTTGCCGAACTGACCGACGAGAATCGCCGGCTCCAAGCCGAATTGGCGCGCGCCGAGGGGCGCATCTCAGAACTGGAGCGATTCGCCAAGATGGAATTGGCCCACGCCTGATTCTGCATCGACAATGCGATAAGCACCCGCCCGCAGCATGAACCGCTGCGGGCTTTTTCATGCGCGGTTGTATGGTACAAGCCAAGTTCATTGGCACGGCACGCAGGAGCGTTATTGTTGATGTAGATGAAACACATTCGGTCGTTGGTGGTTGCTCGGTGGAGCGCTAACCATCAGCGATAACAGTTCGGACCTCTGATTCAGTTACAGACGGGCCAACTAGCACGAACCCTCGTGCCGGTTGGCCTTTTGCATTAACGGCCTCCGGCGGAATCATCCACGGAGACCGAAAATGGCTGCTGCCACCGCTGAACTGCTCAAGAAGTCCGTGTCCGATCTGACCGACCTGCTTGAAGCCACCAAGGCCGAAATCGACGGTTTCGGCGATCCAGAATCGCTTGACGACGAGAAGCAGAGCGAGCTGGTCGACAAGCTCGACAGCTTCGACGCCATCAAGGAAGTGCTGGCTTCCAAGAAGAGCGCCGAGACTAAAAACCGCCTCGATCGCGTCAAGAACTTCGACGCACCGAAAGCCCGCAAGGCTGGCGGCAACAACTCGGCTGTTCAAGACTTCTCGTGCTTTGGCGAGCGGCTTTCCGCCATCGCAAAGCACAAGCTGGACAACGTATTCGACCCGCGCCTGCGCAATGCTGCCAGCGGCGCGAACGAAGCCACTCAAAGCGAAGGCGGCTTCCTCGTCGGTTCGGATTCCGAAATCGACCTGATGTCGAAGGTCTACGGTCAAAGCTTCCTTCCGCTGGTGCAACGCACGACCATTTCCAGCGCCAGCAATACACTCAAGCTCAAGCTGCTCAAAGAGAACAGCCGCGCCGACGGCTCTCGCCAGGGTGGCGTGCAAGCTTACTGGGAAAACGAAGCAGACTCGACGACCGCTACCAAGCGGCTTTACGAAGAGTTCGAGCTGTCGCTGAAGAAGATCATGGCGGTGAGCTACGCCACGAGCGAGCTTCTCGAAGACTTCCCGGCGATGGAATCGGAGCTTTCGTCCGGTTTCCAAGAGGAAATGGGATTCAAGCTCGAAAACGCGATCATCAACGGCGACGGCGTGGGCAAGCCTCTGGGCATTCTCAACAGCCCGGCGAAAGTCGCTGTGTCGGTTGAAAGCGGTCAGACCTCGGCGAGTCCATTGCTGGCCGAGAACGTCGCCAAGATGTATGCCCGCATGCATCCGCGCAGCGTCTCGACGGCGGTGTGGCTGGTCGACCAATCGCTGTTCCCGAGCCTCTCGCTGCTCAACGTGGCGATCGGCACCGGCGGCGGGTTGGTCTACATGCCTCCGGGCGGATTGTCGGTCGCTCCATTCGGCACCATTTACGGTCGTCCGATCTATTTCACGGAGCACACGAAGGCCGCGAACACCGAAGGCGACATCATCTTCTGGGACCCGGCAAGCTATCGGGTTATCGAGAAGGGCGGCGTCAAGACGGCGAGTTCGTTGCACGTCGCGTTCCTCACCGACGAGATGGCTTTCCGCTGGACTTATCGCGTCAACGGTGCTCCGAAGTGGCGCTCCGCTCTGACGCCGAAGAACAGCGGCAACACCTTGAGCACCATTGTGACGTTGGCTACCCGTTCGTAGTCGGCAACCGGATTCCTTTTTCGCACAACTTGTTTTTGGAGAGTTTTACATGTTCAGCATGATCGAAAATGCGAAGGTGGTTCCGGCTCTGTTGCCAAAGGACATCACCGGCGCGGCTCAAGACGGCGACCTTGTGTCGGTCAAGAACTGCGACAAGCTTTACATCCTGATTCAACAGGGTGCTTGGGCAGGTGGCACGTCCGCCGTGACAGTCACCCAAGAAACGAGCGCTTCGGGCTCGGCAAACACGGCTGTTGCCTTCACGAAGAAGTGGGAAGGCATCGGCTACACCAGCGCCGTGGACGTGCTCACCGAAGTCGCTGTGACTTCGAACACGTTCAACCTCGACACGGCGAACGAGTTTCACATTATCGAAATCGACCCGCGCACTTTGGCGGACGGTTCGACTCACGTTCGCGTGCGCCTGGGCTCGCCGGGCTCGAATGCTGACCTCGTGTCGGCGACCTATTTCCTGACCGGCATCCGCTATGCGGGCGACCCGGCGAACATCCCGACCGCCATTACCTAATCGGAGCGTTGAATCGTGGCACAAGCCCAAGCGGAAAAAGCGGCGAAGCTCTCGCCGCCTGATGAACGAGTTACGGAACTGGCGAAGGCGATCTACGTCGCCCGCATGGCTGGTCCATTAGCCACGCTGCGACCTGACGCAGCGTGGCACATCAACGAGTCATTCAAGGCTGCCGAAGCGTTCTACGCGGACGTGGATACGCGGCCCGGTAAATAGGCTCCACCGAAGCCTCAAACTTGTAACAAAGTACGGAGCGTTTAACATGCCATTTGCAGGAATCAAAAGCGTCTGGGACGGCGGCAATCTAACGCTGCAAAACCTTGCGGGCGCTTCGCTGATGACGTTCAAGACGGATGGGAGCTTGACAATCGCCGGCAATACGACGTTTTCCCAAAACGTCACTGTTACCGGGCGCGGATCGTTCGGCAATATCACGTCGACCGGCAACAGCAATATCTTCTCTGGGCTGCCGACGAGCTTCCAGGGCAACTACACGATGTGGCTCTCTGGCAACGCTACGAAGCTCCTTGCATAAAGGAGCCTAGAGCATGGCCGGAACAGTCACAGTCACCGACTACGCGGCGAAGTCGTTCGGCACGCACAAAGTCAAGTTCGCGTGGACTGCCGACGCTGCTGGAAACGCCAGCGTCACAACCACGACCGACTATTTTGGCACCGTCTATTCGCTCGTCACAACGCCTGGCACGCCGATTCCGCTCGGCAACTACGACATCCAGGTTACGGACGCGGATGGCTACGACATCCTCCAGGGCGTCGGAGCCAATCGCGGCAACTCTACGATCCAATACGCCAACCCTGGCGCTGGCTCAATCGCGTTCGGTAATTTGACGCTTAGTGTCACGAACGCTGGCAACGCCACGCAGGGGACCACGATCGTTCACATTCTGCCGAACCGATGACCACCGAACAGACCTTGCAACCGATTGGACTGAGGCGAACGGTAGCGCCGACCTATCGGGCGTTGGACCTGGAGTTGTTGCGTCAGCATTGCAAGCTGGATCACCACGACGAAGACGCCTTGTTGCTGGAATATGCCGAAGCTGCTGCGGACTATGCCGAGCACTTCCAGAATCGGGCACTGAGAACATCAACATGGGAGGCGACCTACGACGGATTTCCCGGCTGTGAGTGGGAGCCACCGCGCCAGCCGCTGCAATCCGTCTCAAGCATTACCTATCTGGACACGGACGGAGCCACGCAGACGCTCTCCACGTCGGTCTACGGCTACAGCGCATCTTCGGGGCGAATTTACCTGAAGCCGTCGCAGAGCTGGCCCAGCACGCAGGCGGACGCGCTAGAAACCGTGACGGTTACGTATGTGGCTGGCTATACGAGCGCGGCGCTGATTCCGGCGAGTACAAGGCAGGCAATGCGGTTGCTGGTCGAGCATTCGCGACGACTGAGAACGCCGGTTGTGATTGGCGCAAGCGTGGCAGAGTTGCCACTATCGGTGAAAGAGTTACTAGAGCGTGATGAGTTGGTGTCCTACAGATGACGACCCCAATTGAATCCGGCGAGAAGACCAAGCGCATCAAGATTCAGCGACCCACGAAAACGGTTGGAGCGACAGGAGAAGATTTAACAACTTGGCCGGGCACCTGTTTCGCGGAGCGTTGGGCAAAAGTCGAAACGCTGCAAGGCAGGGAGATGACCTGGGCGCGCCAGCAGGTGGCAAACGTAACGCACAAGCTGACTTTCGACTACGTGAAGGGGTTGACTACCGAGATGCGAATTGTGATGGGCGACCACACTTTCGGAATTGACTTCATTGACGATCGAGACTTCGCTGGCGTCGAGCATGTGGTTTTGGGGAAAGAGAATCCGTGAGTGCGAATTTTTCAATAACCGGCGATAGGGAACTTGACAAGAAGCTGGCGACACTTGCGCCACGGGTGCAAAAGCGTGTTGTCAAGAAGGCTGCCGGTTATGCCGCTCGCCGGGCTCGCAAAAGCGTTCGTGAGGATGTGCCTGTAGATGAAGGAGTATTAAAGAAGTCAATCGGCACAGTAACGAGAACCTATCGGAATGCTGTGATTGTGGTCGTTGGCCCACGAAAGAGCTTCGTCGCCGCGAGTGGAGAGAGGGCAGATAAATACATGATCGGGATTGAGCGCGGATGGCGAGGGCGAGTGCCGAATCCAATCGTGCGGCGAGCTTATGAAGCTGGTAAGGCAACTGTGATGGCCGACTTCCAAATAGGCATTGGCAACGGGATCGAAAAAGAGGCAATGAAGTCAGGATGAGCTTTGAGAGCGAGCTACTTTCGAAACTCAACGGCAATACGACGCTCACTAATTTGTTGGCGACTCGTGGCACTAGCGATAGTCCAGCGATTTACCCGGTCAAGAGAGGTGAGAAGCAAGGCAAAGAGCCGCGACCAACAATCCTGCCGTCGATTCGCTATTTCATTCTGTTCGACGAAAAGCCAACGCACCTTCGTGGAAGAACGGGACTGGCGAGAACGACGATTCAGATTGACTGCTACGCGAACCTGCACACAACGGCAGTGGCGATTGCAACAGCGGTAGACAACTTGCTGACAGCGGGAGTCAACGGACAGGGAACCTGGGGCAATATGTCGGTAAGGAATGTCGAGAACACCAACGAGAGCGACGAGCCATACGAAGACCCGATAGATGGCTCCGACAAAGGAATCTACAACCGAAGTCTCGATTACGAGATTTGGCATAGCAGATAGGAGAGTTCGAAATGCCGGATACAGGAAATGGGGCAACGCTGACGCTATCTGGCGGGTTCACCGCGAACTTTACCACGCTTGCCGGCGCGGAAATCGAGATCCCCGATGTGAATACGTCGTATCTCGGCACGACCGACTACGAGACGTATGTCCCTGGCGACTTGAAGGAGCCCGGCGAGCAGGACTTTGAGTTGCATTACGACCCGAACAATCCGCCGACCGTGGGTGTGGCGCAGACATGCACGCTGACCTATCCGGTTCCGAGTGGGTTGTCCAATGGTGCGACAAAGACCGGCACTGGCTACATCAAGAAATTCAAGGAGCCGGACTTGAAAAACAACGAGTTAATGATGGCAACGATCACTTGGAAGTGGGACGGGCTTACCGGCCCAGCCTACGCGGACGCGAGCTAATGAGCACAGTTATTTTAGAGCCGCATCCAGCCCACAAGATGGTGCATGGCATGCGCGTGCAGCTAGTTAAGGACCAGTATCAGGTAATGATTGCCCAAGAGGGCAGGAGTCCGGTGCGCGTCGCGTATTGCAGCGTCGCGGCGGATGGTCCGATCCAGTTCATTCAGCGCTACCCGGACGACTTCCGCGAGTGGGTTGTGGCTGAAGTCAACAAGCTCCGCGGCGGAGAGGCAAGCAAGATTTTCCAGCCACCGGAATACGTCGAGCCGGAAGGCGATCCAGAAGACGACACCGATACCGAAGACGAGGAATAAGCGATGGCTGATATTAGCATCACAGCAACATCGGTAATCAAGGGCACCGGCGCTGTCGTCAAGAACGGCATTGCCGGCGCGTCGATTACGGCGGGGCAAACGCTCTACATAGACACCGCGAACAGCGACGTTCTCAAGCTGGCTGTAGGCAACGGCACCACGTTGCAATCGACGGTTGAGGGCATTGCACTGCATGCTGCCGCATCCGGTCAGCCGATTGCCTACCAGAAGGGCGGAGCATTGACGCTCAATGCCGTGCTGACCGCCGGAAAAGCCTACGTGGCTTCCGGTACGGCTGGCGGCATCGCTCCGATTGCCGACCTCACAACTGGCTGGAAAACGTCACTGCTTGGCATCGCCGGCAATACGACCAGCCTCCAAGTTCAAATCATCAACTCTGGTGTGACTAACTAATGAGTGACGGACAGGAACCTGCCGCAAAGTTTGCTGACCGGGCGACCCTGCTTGGGGCTCGGGCGCGACGATACACCGAAGTGGCAATCGACGGCGTGCGCTATCGCTTCCAATCTCTCAATGAGCGGGAGCGCAGCGAATACGACTCGCGCGTCGTCGAGAAAACGGGCACGATCGACATTAAGAAGGTAGCCCAGCAAAAGCGCCGCCTGATTGTCGCCACACTGGTCGACAAAGACGGCACGCGGATGCTGACCGATAAGGACTTGCCAGCGCTGGAGGAACTCGACGGGAAGTTGACAAGCGCTCTTTACGATGCGGCTGCCGAGCATTGCGGCATCGCCAAGGGCAAAGGTGATGAGCACGAAAAAAACTCCGAGCCAACCCCCGGCGATGCTTCGCAATTAGGCTAGCGAATCAGCTCGGGGAGCGCCATGTCGATGACATGCTAGAGGATATGACGCCGGAGGAGTTCGACGAGCGTTGGGCACACTATCGGGTTGAGCCCTGGGGGGATTGGTTCCGCTGGTTCGCGATTCTGTTTGCGATGGTCCACAACGGGATTGTGAACATTATCGCCGCCTTGACTGGGACGCCAGCAAATGACGACCTCTTCAAGACCGAGGCGGACTTTATGCCTCATCAGGGCGAGAAACCAGCCAAGGCAAAAAAGCGACGACTGACTGCCCAAGAAGCCGAGCATCTGGACCGCATGAGATACCGACGAGGATGAGATGGCAGCAGCAGTCGGAAATCTCGCAGTCAATATTATCGCGAATACTTCCGGATTCACGAGCGGAATTCATGGAGTTCGCCAGCAGGTCGCTAGCCTGCCGTCTGTTCTAGGTCAAGCCACGTCTGGGCTTTCCTCGTTTGCGTCAAAGATGCTCGGGCTCGTGGGTGTGACTATTGGCGCGGCGGCGGCCGTGAGGTCGCTTTCGTCGTCAATGGACGCGATTGATAAAGTCGCCAAGCTCTCGGATTCCACGGGCATTTCTACCGAAGCGCTAGTTGGTCTACAGCACGCGGCAACGCTTGCCGGATCATCAACGGAAGGACTGGATAAGTCGCTCAATAAGATGGTCCGCACGATCGGTGACGCTGTTTCTGGCGAACGTGCGCAAGTCCAGGCGTTATCCGACATCGGATTGTCAGCGAACACGCTCGCGGCACAATCTCCAGATGAGGCATTTGGAAGAATCGCCGACGCGATCAATAAACTTCCCACGGCTGCGGAAAGAGCTGCTGCCGCTGTGGCGATCTTTGGAAAGAGTGGTCAAGACCTCTTGCCGACGCTGGCGCTTGGCAGCAGTGGACTTGCCGCAGCTAGGAAGGAGGCGGAGCAGTTAGGGATTACGTTCTCCAGGCTCGACGCCGCAAAGGTCGAAGAGGCAAACGACGCAATTACGCGCATGAAAGAAGCCGCGCAGGGTCTCTTTAATGTGCTCGCTATCGAGTTGGCTCCAGTCATTACTGCGGTATCACAAGCTGTGCAGGGGATGCTTGTCTGGTGGCACAGCCTGAGCGATGTGTCGCAAACTAACATCTTGCGATTCGCAGGCTTTGCCGCTGCCCTTGGTGCTTCGCTCCTGGTGGTGCCACGGATTATTTCTGCGGTAGGCGCTTTGATTCGGGTGTTTCGAGCGCTGGCGGCTGGGCAGATTCTAGTGCAGTCGCTCTCGGGGCCGGCTGGCTGGGCAACGCTTGCCGCTTCGGTTGCGATAGCCGCAGGCGCGACCTACGGGCTCGGCGTTGCTTTCGACTCGCTCGAATCCAATGCCGCAGCGGCTGCCGAAGTGGCACAAAAGCAAACCGCACCGAGCATTTCCGAAGTGCGAGATAGTGCCGCAGAAGCCGCCGCCGAGACAAAGCGACTCGCCGCCGAAATGGAGCAAATGCGTTCGCAGGCGGAACGGATTGCCGAGCAAGTGCGGACACCGTTTGAGGTTGCCCAGGACGGGATTGCGGAAGTGCAACGCCTCTTTGACGCCGGCTTGCTGACCCTCGAAACGTACACCCGGCAAGTCGCCAAGATCGGTCAGGAATATGTCGAAGCCTCGAAGGAGGCAGAGAAGCTTCAGGCGATTCAAAAAGAACAGAGCGTGGGCGCTGTCACTCGTGGCACAACGGCCGGATTCTCGGCGGCACTCGACGGAGCACGCGAGCAGGCGAAGCAATCCGCCTTGCAAAAGCAGCAACTCGAAGAAGACAAGAAGCAAACCCAACTACTGACGAAGCTGATTGACACCGTGAAGGACAAGGCTCCGAATGCGGCCGTGGTTCTCAACGAGGCTTCACTTTGAGCGTTTGAAAATGGTATCGACCTTGCAATCTGACACGACAACCATCCAAAGCGCCTTGCCGTCGCATTTGCCGATTATCGTTGCGCGCATTCCTGGCGAGAGCTGTACAAGGTTGGCATCTTGCGAGTGCGGAAATAGACATTCAAGCGACGTCGTGGCATTGCCTTTTAGCAGCACGTATCGGTCGCCCAGTATCGTTGTGTCGATGCGTTCGATTGTGCCTGTTACCTTAACGAATCGCCGGCTAAGTTCTGCCGCCGCGCGTATGCCGTTTTCGTCGTATAGGTTCGCGACATACGAGGCGTCGACTTCGATTGGTGGTGCTGCTGGAGCGGCTGCCCTGCTAGCTGACTTTCCGGGCCGAGTTAATACAAACCCCGCCGCAGCGACGGCGGCGACCAAAAGAGCGGCGCACGCCATTGTGGCAAATGCTGAGTTCGCAGGCTGCTTTCGGCGGCGGTATAGGGCATCTTGCATGATCATTTCCTCCCAAAAGAATCTAACCCCTATCTGGGAGGATAGCAACTAATGGCAGCGGTAGGAGTTGCGGAAATCCTATGGCGCGGGCAAACCGGCAAGATCGACGAAACCGGAAACCGGGAATATACGGTAGTCCGTGCCGTCACGGTAGATAGCGCGTACGACGGGCCAGCCGTGGTGTTATTCGCTCCTGGCGTGGGAATTATTGGGCAATTCTATCAGATTGGCAACGATGTCGACGTAGCGGCAATTCTGCGAGAAATCACGCCGGCACGCGACCAGGAAGACAGGACGAAGCTTCGGTGGCTTGTTACCGAGCGTTATTCCACCAAGGCGGAAGAGGATAAGGACAAGCAGAAAAACGAGGACGGGGAACCGGAAGACGACCCGGAAAAGTGGCGGGATGAACTCGACATCAGCTTTCGCCAGGTTTCTCGCCCCGTCGAAAAGGCAATTAATCGAACCGATCTTGGCAAGTTCCGCCCGAAGGATCAAGAGGGTCCGGTAGTCAATAGCGCGCTGGCTGTCTATGACCCGCCGCTCGAGCGCGAGCAGGACATTATGGTGGTGCGGATCGTACGCCGTCGCAAGAGGTATCCCGCTGATGTCGTGTGGGCGCGGAAAACCACCATCAACGACGACGACTTCACGATTAACAAGCCCAAGCAGGGGCTGGTGCTTCCGGTTAAGAAGTTCCAAGCCAAGATGCCGCCTGTTACTGGCTCGCTGTTCTATATCGCGGACAAGAAGGGCAAGCAAAAGCCCTATTGGAAGCTGACGTTTGAAGTGCATATCGACGACGAGTTCGGCTGGCGTCAGGACGTGCTCGACCGTGGCATCCATGCGCGAGCGTTGCAGGGCGACCCAGACGGACGTGGCGGAACGCTGTCAATGTCTGCGAGCCTGCCATTGGGCGCGGTCTTGAATCGTCGCGTCACGGACAGCAAGGGGCTGCCGATCACCGAGCCAGTTTGTCTGGACGGATTCGGGCAACCGCTCACGGCGGGAAGTCCATTCGTTTATCTGACCTATAGCATCTACCCGGAGCTTCCCTTCGGCAATCGGGATTTTTAGGGGCTCATCATGGCTGACAAAGTATATATCGGAGCAGACGGCAATTGGGCGACTTCGGCGAGCTGGAGCCCGTCTGGCGTTCCCGCCTACCCGGACAATGTGCGCATTCCTGCTGGCGCTGGGAATATCTCGCTAGGGTTGGATCAATCGGCGGTATGGCTGGGCAATATCACTTTTGAGAAGGGGTATACGCAAACGGTAGGAAACTCGACGAGCTACTTGCAAATTCGCGGCAACTTCACGCTTGACTATGCGGGGACTGGCGCGGCATACATCGACATCGGCAACTCTCCAATGTCGGTAGTCAATGTGTACGACGCTGCTCGGGCCGCGACCGGCTATAGCGGTCTATATCTCAAGGCAACCAATCTCACGCTGCTCAACGTCGTGCAGGGTCAGGTCGGTATTGCGGCGAAGGCGTTTGAGACTTCAACCGTTACCACGATTCGGTCGGTCGGTAGCAGTGCAAGCGTAGTGGTTGGCTCTGGATGTGCGCTCACCACGTTCTCGCAGATTGACGGCGATACGGTACTCAATTGCGCGGCAACTACCGTGAACGTCTACGGCGGCACGTTGCGCACCAGAGGCATTGGCGCGATCACGACCATGACGGCGGAGAAGGGCGACATTTTCCCAGAATCGACCGGCACAATCACGACCATTAACGCGCACGGCGGCACGTTCGATTTCTTGCAAAGCGGAGCAGCGCGCACGGTCACAACCTTGAATCACAATCCCGGCGCGACGGTCAAGTATGACCCGGCATCGCTGACGATCACGAATCGTTCGGCACCCGACGCGCCAATCATCATCAACACGTCGTTACCGTAATGGCTACCAAGTCCACGAATACTCTCAGCGATCAGGCAGTCGCAGAGCTACGTCGCGATCATGCGAAGCTGAAGTATGACGTGGCGGAGTTGCGGGCGGCAGTGCGTCGAAGCGACGCCACGAACCCGCCGCAGGTCGGGAGGTTGTTCAAGAACTCGACGGGCGAAACTGTGCCGGCTTTCGGCGTGATGGCGGTCACAGGCGGCAACCGTACTATGCTTGAGCCCTATTTGACGATTGCCAAGCCGAGTACCACATTTCGGCGGCGCTATGTCGTCAACGGCGATCTGGCTGTCGAGGACGGCGCGTTTGGCTACTGCTACGAACGCGGCTCCGTAGAAGTTCTCTATGACTCCGGCACGCCAGCGGTAGGCGAAGGCTGGGGTCCGAAGCCTGGGCAGTGGACGCTATCCAAGTTCTACCCCGAAACGGCGACGGTTGCCGGGATCACGGACAGCTCTAGCAAGGTCATGCTTGCCGAGTGGAAGCAGATAACCGAGTGCTGGGGAAAGGTCAACGGAAACACGACGAAGGGCACTACTGGCAATGTCTCGATTTGGGCCGGCACGTTCGGCAGCGAAGCGGATACCGGCATTGACTTGACTGGTGTTGGTGCTGCCGCCACAGACCTCACGCTAGACGCCAAGGTCAACGTCGGCTGGATGAACGGCCAGCCGGAAATGTACCCGCGCGAGTGCAGCACATGATCGACTGGACGCTAGTTTTCATGTGCATTATTCCGGCCGTGTTCTGGTGCTGGAGCAGTTGCAACTGCTGCATTTTCTTCGAGGAGACCTTTGACGGAGCTTACGGCGATCCGCCAGACTCCGCGCTCTGGACGGTCTACGAAGGCAACGCAACGCTCGACGGCAACGGCGCGCTGCTGTTCACAGGCAATGGCTCGCTCTATCTCAATGGGAATTGGCCTGGCGTCTCATCGTATGAGTTCCGCGTGAAGTCGACGGCGGCAGGAAACAAGTTCAAGTTTACGACGCACCAGGCTTCGCCCAGCGTTCCTAGTGGAAATTTCTCGGGCGGAGTTAACTATCAGCAATGGGTGACGGGATCGAGCGGCAATGCTTCGGTGCGTGACTCCATTAACTTCAGCGGCGCGGCAGGATGCTCCAACGGTTCAGTGGAGCGAAATGTTCGGCAGCATGACATCGACTTCTCGGACAACGACTGGCATACGCTGAAGATTTCCTACGGCGGCAAGAACTTCGCCAGCGACCTGTCTGCAATCACAATGTATTTCGATGACGAGCAGCTATTCGGCACTCTGAGGGCAACTACGCACTACGGCGATACGACATACGACACAACTAAGCGTATGTATCTAAACGTCGAAGTCACGTCCGGCAACGTGAGCATTGACAGCGCGGTTGGAATGTACAGCGAGCAGACCGGCAGCCCAGACCCCTACAAGCACGTCGGGTGCCCGCGCACGGTTCCCTGTTACTGGCCGAATATCGACTGGCCGTATCCCGCCGGCACGCAAGTCATGCTGACGATTGCCAACACCGATAGAACCGGCGGCGCGGCATCGGGCTGCGTGCTCGCTGATTGCCAGTCTGCCGAAGGAACGTATTTCCTCGACCCCGGCATGACTGGCAACGCCACGCACGAATGCGGGTTTGAGACGATCATCGGCAACATTACTTGCGGCGGTTCGACCTTCCGTAACCTGCGAGTAGTGCCCTACGCCAACAGCGGCGA